TCCAAACGCTACAACTGATTTATATGCTGGTATAGAATACATTCCGGAAATCGAAGGCAGAACAAGCTATCGTAATTCTTACTACAGCGAAACTACTATCGGCTATCGCCCGAGTGCTCAGAACATATTAAAGTTTCCAATTGTTCAAGATGGCACAATTTTTATAGATTATATCTATACAGAAGAAACAAACGATTGTGTTAGAGAAGGTACACTAGAAGTAGTATGCAACTACTCTGACGCTGCATTGGTTGTTAATGATGTCTATACATGGGTAGGAGACACTGCCCGTGCGTCAGACATAACATTCACTGCTAGTTTTGTTAACTACGGAACTGCAACTCGTTTGCCGCCACTGGACGATTCAACACTTGGATACGATACTGTTGCAGTATTGGCTCAAAATATATTGCCATCTATATCCACAGACCGTTTATTATACACAGTAAGAGTAAAAGCATAATATATGTTTGATAAAAAATACGAAGAAAGGTTAGCAGCCTGGGTTGATTTTAGAAATCAACTCGAAACCTCCGATACCCCGTTTGAAGACATATTCAATTTTTATAATCGTGCGCCACTAGTTAAAATACAAGTTGACCCGTACGATCAGTCATCATGGTTGGATCCGTGGAGACTATTGTACGAAAACAAGTATTGTGACTTTTCTATTTTATTAGGAATTTTTTACACATTAGCATTAACTACAAGGTTTTCTGACTCCAAATTTGAGATACATATCTGTACCAATAAACATAAGTCTGAAATAAAATACCTATTGTTTGTTGACAACAATGTTATTGGTTATGACCCTAATAAAATACTTTTAAAAAATGATTTGCCTGCAACCTTATTAATCGAAAAAACATACGAGCTAGATATAGCTCAATAAATATTCAATCAAATAGAACAAGAAAAGGAAAAACTGATGATTTATGTCACTAAGCGCAATGGGTCGCGAGAAGCTCTTAACATTGAAAAACTGCATAAGGTAGTGTTTTATGCATGTGAAGATATTACAGGAGTGAGCGCAAGCGAAGTTGAAATAAAAAGTCAAATACAATTCTTTAACGGCATGAAAACCAGTGAGATTCAAGAAACACTGATCAAAGCCGCAGCAGATCTTATCAACGAAGACACACCGAATTATCAATACGTTGGCGGCAGACTTATCAATTATGCATTGCGCAAGGAAGTCTACAACGGCTACACACCATTTCACGTAAAAGAGCTTGTGGTTAAAAACACTGAACGTGGGTTTTACGATCCAGACTTGCTAGGATATTACAGCGATGACGAGTGGGAAAAGATCAACAGTTTCATCAAGCATGAACGTGATGAAAACTTAACCTATGTTGCTATGGAACAACTCCGCGGAAAGTATCTTGTACAAAATCGTGTAACAGGCGAAATATTTGAAACTCCGCAAATGTGTTACATGTTAATTGCTGCTACGCTGTTTAGTAACTATCCTAAAGAAACACGCCTACGTTGGGTAAAAGACTATTATGATGCAATTAGTCTACATGATATCAGCTTGCCTACTCCTGTTATGGCAGGCGTTCGCACACCGCAGCGACAGTTTAGCAGTTGCGTACTTATTGAGACGGGTGACAGTCTTGACAGCATCAATGCTACAAGTTCAAGCATTGTTAAGTATGTAAGCCAGAAGGCTGGCATTGGTATTGGTGGTGGTGCTATTCGTGCAATTGGTAGTCCTATACGCAAAGGAGATGCATACCATACTGGCATTATTCCTTTCTATAAAATGTTCCAAGCAGCAACTAAAAGCTGTAGCCAGGGCGGTGTGCGTGGTGGTGCAGCAACAATTTATTACCCCATTTGGCATCTTGAAGTAGAAGAAATGTTGGTGCTGAAAAACAACAAAGGCACTGAAGAGACTAGAGTACGTCACATGGATTATGGCGTACAATTTAATAAGTTGATGTATGAAAGACTTATTACAGGCGGCGACATTACACTGTTCTCTCCTAACGATGTTCCTGGATTGTACGAAGCGTTCTTTGCAGACCAAGCAAAATTCCGTGAACTATACGAAACAGCAGAACGCAATACAAGACTACGCAAGAAAACAGTTAAGGCAATTGAACTGTTTAGTTCATTCATAGAAGAACGCAAGAACACTGGACGTATCTATCTACAAAACGTAGACAACGCAAATGATCACGGATCGTTCATTCCAGAGCTTGCACCAATTCGCCAAAGCAATCTTTGTGCAGAAATTGATTTGCCCACCAAGCCATTAAATGATTTAAACGATCCGGAGGGAGAAATCAGCCTTTGCACCCTTTCCGCCATTAACTGGGGCAATATGAAAACAACGGCTGACTTCGAACGTGTATGTCGTTTGGCAGTGCGCGGACTTGATGCACTACTAAGCTACCAGGGCTATCCTATATTAGCAGCACAACTCAGCACTGAAAAGCGCCGCCCGATAGGTGTTGGTATTATTAACTTTGCATACTGGCTGGCCAAACAAAATCTCAGCTACCAACACATCACCCCCGAAGGGCTGGAGTTGGTCGACGAGTGGGCAGAAGCATGGAGTTACTACTTGATCAAAGCAAGTGCTGACTTGGCAGCAGAGCAGGGCGCTATACCTGGATTGATGGAAACAAAGTACGGCTATGGAATTACACCTAATCAAACCTATAAAAAGGATGTAGACGAACTTGTACCTCACCGTGAACGTATGCCGTGGGATGACCTGCGTGAACAACTAAAAACAACAGGTATTCGTAACAGCACACTGATGGCTCTTATGCCCAGTGAAACTTCAGCACAAATTGCAAACGCTACAAACGGTATCGAACCACCTCGTGCATACATTTCAGTCAAGCAAAGCAAGCACGGTGTTCTAAAGCAAGTTGTTCCAGAATACAAACGTTTGAAGAACAAGTACGATTTGCTTTGGGATCAGCGTAGCCCAGAAGGCTATTTAAAAATTATGGCAGTGTTTCAAAAATACATTGATCAAGGTATCAGCGTAAACACAAGCTATAACCCTATCTTCTTCGAAGACGAAAAGATTCCGATGAGCGTTATGTTGCAACACCTTATCATGTTCTACAAGTACGGTGGCAAGCAATTGTATTACTTCAACACCAACGACGGTCAGGGCGAAATTGATGTGTCAAAGATGTTTACAGTACAAGATACAGAAGAACCCGCAGCAGACACAGATGAAATGTGTGAAAGCTGCACAATATAATTGACATCGTTATGGTGTTATGTTAAATTTACAATTGCTATAGAAACGAGGTAAACTATGAGCGTCTTTGATATCCAGAACCGTGCAGATCATACAAAAGTATTGGCTTTTCTTGATCCAACCGGTGGACCCACTATCCAACGTTATGACACACTAAAATACAAATACTTTGATCAACTGACTGACAAGCAGCTAGGATTCTTTTGGCGTCCTGAAGAAATTGATATCTACAAAGATGCTAAAGATTTTAAAGCACTAACTGATCACGAGCAGCATATCTTTACATCAAATCTAAAGCGTCAGATCCTACTGGACAGTGTTCAGGGTCGTGCACCAGTTGAAGCGTTTAGTCCTATTGTTAGTTTGCCCGAACTTGAAAATTGGATCACCACTTGGACATTCAGTGAAACTATTCACAGTCGTAGTTACACACATATTATTCGAAACGTTTACAGCAACCCTAGCAAAATCTTTGACGAGATGATGGACATCAGAGAAATCGTTGATTGTGCTAGCGATATCTCAAAGTACTATGACGACTTGATTGAAACCAGCATGTATTATAATTTGCTCGGCGCAGGTACTCATACAATTAATGGCAAGACTGTAGTAGTTGATCTTTATCAATTAAAGAAACTGTTGTGGCTTACTCTTATGAGTGTTAACATTCTTGAAGGCGTTCGTTTTTATGTTAGCTTTGCATGTAGTTGGGCATTTGCCGAACTCAAGAAAATGGAAGGCAATGCTAAAATTATCAAGTTGATTGCACGTGATGAAAACCTGCATCTTGCAAGCACTCAAATGTTGCTGAAGCTTCTTAAAAAGGATGACCCTGGTTACGCTAAGATTGCAGAAGAAACTGAAGCTGAATGCATTAAGATGTTTGTAGACGCAGTTGATCAAGAAAAAGCATGGGCAAAGTATTTGTTCAAAGACGGATCGATGATTGGACTGAACACACAGTTGCTAAACGAATACATTGAGTGGATCTGCGCAAGACGTATGGGTCACGTAAATCTTCCATGCCCATACAAGGTTCCATCGGCTAATCCGTTGCCATGGACGCAAAAATGGATCAGTGGTGCAGACGTTCAAGTTGCTCCACAAGAAACTGAAATTACTAGCTATGTCAGCGGCGGCACTAAACAGGACGTTGGCACCGATACATTTAAAGGACTAAGCCTATGATAGAAATTTGGGGGAAACCACAGTGCCCATACTGTGAAAAAGCAAAGCGTCTTTGCGAAAATAGAAATTTAAAATATGTTTACAAGCAACTTGACGTTGACTTTACTCGAGACGAAATTCTTGCAGAGTTTCCCGAAGCAAAAACATTCCCCCAAATTAAAGTCAACGGTACCAGTATCGGCGGCGCTGATAACCTAGTGGTTTACTTAGAAGAAACTGCATACAACGGAACAGGGTGGTCACTGTAATGGCAATGAAAAAAATAAAAAAATCAAGATCACCTAGTATGAGAACACGAGCTATTAAAACAGCAAAACGAGCTATTAAAAGGAAAAGCAAATGCTAATTGAAGCACCGTTAAAAGATGGTGATACCGTTACTATTAAAACATTCAACGGTGACGAACTGATTGCTAGATTGGTTGAAACTAAAGCAAACACCTACGTAGTATCCAAGCCACTGGCAATTATGGCAACACATCAGGGAATCGGCTTAGGTCCGTATTCATTCACAGTACATCCTGATACAAAGATTGAAATAAACAAAAATGCAGTTATATTTGTTGCCAAAACAGATGCATCAATGGCAAAACAGTATATTTCTAGCACAACAGGATTGGCAATTTAATCGTGCCGGGCGTTGTAAGACAAGACGACAAAGACAGTTCGTTAGACGTTCCTTCACAATACTCGTCAAAGACCAAGATTGATGGAAAGTTTGTATATAGACACGGCGACCTAGACACTGCATTAGACACAGTGTCATCAGGTGTTGGATTAACTGAAAAGGTCTATATCGAAGGCAAACCTGTGGTTGTTGTTGGCGATGTAGATAGTGCTGGCGATACAAAGAATAATGGGTCAACCACTACTTTTGTTGGTTGACTATACTCCGAAGTTATATTAAATTAAAGTATAGGCCAACGAAAGGCAAATCATGAAGAAAATTTTAACTGACTGCGACGGTGTGTTGCTGGACTGGGAAGGACCATTCCACCAATGGATGACCAAGAAAGGTTACACCAAACTCAAGCACGGCATTTACAACCTTGCTGAAGCATACGGTATTCCCAAAGAAGACAAGCACGACATTGTACGTGAATTCAACGAAAGTGCTTGGATGTGCTGTTTGCCAGTGTTGCGTGACAGCCGTACCGGTGTTGCAACTCTTGTAGATGCAGGCTATACATTTGATTGTATCACTAGTCTTAGCACCGACCCGTATGCTAAAAAACTGCGTTGGGAAAATCTGCATCAGCACTTTGGCGGCGATGCATTTGACGATCTTATCTGTCTTGACACAGGAGCAGACAAAGACGATGCATTGATGAAATACGAGCCCGGGCTGTGGTGGATTGAAGACAAGCCAGAAAACTGTGATACTGGGTTGAAATACGGTTTGAAGCCAATTCTAATTGATCACCCACATAACCAATGGTATCAAAATCCACAGGTGGTTCGAGTGAAGAACTGGCGAGAACTATGCGAGGTAGTTCTTGCTTAATGAAGATTCTGTTCACGAAAAGTTAAAACTAGCATTTGCAATATACCTGCAAGAACATGAAAAGTTCGAAGTCAGGGGTGTTAAAGCAAGTGCAGTTCGTGCAAGACAGGCTCTTCACGATATGAAAGAACTAATCATATCTAGAAGAAAAGAAATACAAGATAAAAAGACTGAGTTATAAATACTATATGGATACTTTAGACGACTTAAGAAAATATATTGCTAGCGAATACGGAGTGTCTCCTGATTTTTATGACAATAAAATTTTAAAATATCGTGCAATCACTTTCGAAAAAAATACTGTTTCAGTTATAGAAGCAAACAAAAGGTTCACAGACATGTGGACTGTAAAACGAAACAAGCATTCAATTGACTTCTTCCACACTGATGAACTTGTTAATGCAGTGGGTCCTGGTGGAAGTTTATTGTATTGGTTTATGCCCGAATCGAGGATGTAATGGATAAAGAAAATATTTTGTATTTGTTCAATTTGGCAAAAAGAGCAGAATACTTTGACACAGTCAGAAAAGATACTATCAAATATATTTTTGAGCATACAATTTCAGAACAGCAATTAAGAATTGAATTGGTTGTAATGTCTGCAATGTGGGCAGCTAAGAAACTTAATACACACCTAAACAAGCATGACTTAGAAATGTTTTTTAATGTTGACACACATGATGAAAACAAAGAAGAAATATTTAATTTAGAACTGCTGGATCCTACGAAAGAACAAGTCACCCACACGGAACTGATGGATATGATTGTAGAATCATCAAACACAATATAAAGGTAACCCATGAATCCCCCAAGTAGATCTCACCGCAACTGTCCTCAAGAATTGATTGACGAATTCTTAAAAAATGGTAATAAAATTACTGTCTGCAAACCTTTTGAAACCACTGAAAACATTGTATACACAAATGGATTCTATGGTAAAAAACAAAAAACACCTACAGAACAAGAAGTTTAATGTTAGCGTTAATATTTTATTTTCGTGTAAATAAAATATGACACAAACAGAACGTAAAGAAGCCAATAGATACTATTGGATTGTTAAAGGGCATTTGATTCCAGATGCATGGCCTGAAAAAGACATCCTAAGTGTGTATAACAGTTACTTTGAGCGTATCTGGGGCAATCACGAAAACGTTGTACACGAAGATGGCTTCGAGGAAGCATGGAGGAAAAAACATGGTTAGTAGAGATTTTGGAAATCTTTCAGAAGACGATCTAAGACTACTAGAAGAAATAGTAGCCAAAGAGTTTGCAGAAGCTAAATCAGAACACTCAGCTAGCAGTCCTCGTTTGCTACGAATTTACAATGCGTTGCGAAGCCAAAGAAATCTCTTGACAATGCCCAAATGGTAGTATACATTTATACTACGATGTGAACGAAGCATGAGGGCAACTGTGGCTAAGAAGTTTGCTAAACGTTACTTGAAACCTGCGGATTGGACTTTCAAAGGCAATCTGTTAGTAGGCACTGAATGGAGTGTAGCAGGTACTAAAGCAGGCAGTAGTTACACAGTTGCCCTTACCGAACAAGGGTTCACTTGCGATTGCACAGGATTTACCTTCCATGGCAAGTGCAAGCACAGCGAAACTATTTTACAAGCCTTTGATAACGAACAAAACTATTCGGTCGCATAATCCTACAACAGTGCTATATTAAATTATAACGCAACAGAGGAACACGGACATGATGCAGTTTGAAACCGTCAACAAAGACCATTTCGTCGCTACCAATAGTATCAAATCAGTTCGTATCTCAAAAGTGTACGGCGGACAATGGATGCTGTTTACGCCCGAAGGTCGTCTGCTTGATGACTTTACTTCGGCTGGTCCGTTTGTAGACTTTGAAGCTGCAAAGCGTAACGCCGAAATGAACGTTGGAATGAAAATGAACTGGGAGGATTTTTGATGCTGATTGTATTTGACATCGACGGCACACTGGCTAACATCGAGCACCGGCTGGACTATGTTCGTAGTAAGCCAAAGAACTGGAAGGCATTTGATGCTGGTATTCCAAACGATGCTGTGAATCCACATGTCGCAGAAGTGTTTTTTGCACTGCGTAATGATGGTCATGATATCATCTTTGCTAGCGGTCGTAACGAGCGTAGTCGTGATGCGACTGTTGATTGGCTTGATCGCAAGGGTTTCTGGTGTGCAGATTCGTCAAAACTCTACATGCGTAAGGCAGACGACTTCCGTGGTGACGACATTGTCAAGCGTGAAATCCTTGATGAGATTGTTGCTGACTGGGGACGCAAGCCTGACATGGTGTTTGACGATCGTCCGCGAGTAGTTCGTATGTGGCGGGAAGAAGGTATCTTTGTGTTCAACGTCTATCAAGGTGAAGAGGACTTCTAAATGATTACTGCAAAAGAAGCAAGGCAGTTGGCCGGTCCAACTCCCGAAGAAGTAGTAAAAGAGCAACTTGAGTTTGCTTATGAACGTATCAAACTTGCTGCCGAAAACAAACGCCGTAGTGTTAATCTTACTAATGAATTTTGGACTCGTGACGGATATAGCGGAACAGATGAATACAAAGCCGCTGTAAAGCAACTCAAAGTGCTTGGATTTGAAGTAGAGTTCTTCTACGAAGAACTTCAGTTTGTAAACATGTATACCATTGTAAAGTGGTAGGATTTTCAATGATTCCTTATATCGTAAAAGGCACTGTGTCGGTAACGCCTTATATGGGCGATACCTATTCAACCGAAGACATTCGTATTGTTATGGCACAAGATGAAAATGATGCTAAACTCAAATACGAAGATTACTGGAACGATAAAACGGACGAATATAGTGTGTATTATCGTGTAAGCTGTAATGTAATGGAGACTATCCTATAATGGAAAAACTGTTTACTGATCTTGTTAACATCGGCATTGCAATTGTCGTTGTATATCTTATTGCATGGGCGCTAAACACAGATCCAAATCTAGTAGTAGGTTGGGTAGCACTTGGTATAGCAGCAACACGATGAACGAACATATCGCAAACCTTGTGTTCTTCTTACTGTGGGCAGAACGTGATGATCCTAAACAGATGTGGGGTGGCATCCACATCGCTGATGCTATTGATAGTTTGGCTGCAATTGCCGGCTGGGATTCTAAACAAATGAGGGAACTAATCTGATGGAATTCAAAATTAATGTAAGCCGCGATAATCTTTACATTGCAGCAATCATGTTTACGGTTGGGGTATTTACGTATTCTATGCTGGATTATCTTGGTACGCCAACTGTAGAAGAAATTGCGGCGTGGAAAGCAAAAGAAGAACTCAAAATGGAAACTGAAGCTAAAATGGCAGAGATTTTACTTCAAGCAAGGTGCACAAACAATGACTGAGAAACACTTTGTAACCTTTCTTTCGCCTGGCACTTTTGTCAGCGAAACCACTACTCAAGAGATTGACCGCTGGGATACTATTCTTGCGATGAAGATGGCTAAGAGTATCAATGAACGTCATGGTGCTAAACCTTTTGGCTTCTACTTTGAAACCAAAACCAGTGACGGGTGGGAACCCAAGACTGTAAAATCTTCGGGTATCTACTATCTAGGCGGGCGACTGCTCACCATTGACGATATTCCAGACACCAAAGAGAATGAAACACTGCGATGGAATATGAAAGCCAATGATATTGAAACGGTGATTGAGAACACCAACAGTTGGAAGGTTACTATGCCTTTTGACAAAAACAAAGATGTGTTGTTGATGGAATGGTTTTAAGGTTGACAAGTAAGATGTCTTACACTATATTATAAGTGTAAACAGCGAAAGAGGTAATAAGATGACTATGGCTCGCAAAGATGAAAACGGTGAATGGACGGTCAGAGCTGAACTGGCTGTGAACCGCTACGACTTCGAAGGCACTGTGGAAAAAATCAAAGCCAACCTAGACCGTGTTTGTGAAGAGGCCGTGGCCTTGGGTATGACCAGCGAAGGATACGTTGATATGTCGGTGAGCCGCGGATACTACGGTGATGATTATGATCTGGAAATAGTGTATCGGTTCAATCGGTCGGAGACTGAGGAAGAACGTGCTCGTCGTGAAGATCTTGAACGCCGTGACCGTGAGGCTGCCAAGGCCAAACGCAAAGCCGCTGCTGAAAAGAAGCGGTTGAAAGACGATCCTGAGTATGTCGAGTTTGAACGACTCAAAGCTAAGTTTGGAGTTTAATATGTCTAATCCTACTTGTATTGTTATGGTCGGCTTGCCGGCTTGTGGTAAAAGCACTCGGGTTCGTGAACTTACTACCATGAACCCAGATGTGTTTGTTTACAGCACTGATAACCTGCTTGAAGCGTGGGCTGCTGATGATGGCAAGACCTATAACGAAGTATTCAACGATCTGATCGATAAAGCAACTAGCGAAATGAATCGCTTGCTTGACACTGCTATTCGTGAAGGTATGGATATCGTTTGGGATCAAACTAACCTTAGCGCCAAGAAGCGGGCTAAGATTATCCGGCGAATGAAGAACGCCGGATATAAGGTTGAGTGTGAATGCATTGTGTTCCCGCAAGGCGACAGCCAATGGGAAGATTGGCAGCACCGTATGGCTAGCCGTCCAGGCAAGACTATTCCTGATCATGTTATTGAATCAATGATGGATAGTTTTGTTCGTCCTACTGTAGAAGAAGGCTTTGATGCTGTCCGCTGCTACGACATGTATGGCAACAGAATCAGTGGTTGACAACAGTCTACTCTTGTGCTATTGTATAAGAGTAGAAACACTATACAGGACACTGAATATGGTTATTTCTAAAAAACAACTGAACACACAGATGATTAACTGGCTTAAGAATCTCTTTAAAGTAAAAACGTGTAAGCACGATGGGTGTGGTTATCTGCAGCCTAACGTGCATGATCACAAATGTGCAATTTGTCGGCTTCCGATGGGTGAATAAATTATAGGATCGTTGCTGGCATCACCGAAGAAGAATACCGTAAAGTTAAAGAACCCGCTCCGTTTTGATAGTATAAGGCTAAAATCATGAACTACCGTTTTCCTGAGATCCGTCACATCAGTGATGTGCTGCCGCACGTAGAAGGCCGTGACGAATTTGTCGTAGCCGAACGTGAAGGCTACACTGTAGTCAACTATGTTGTGGCCATGGCTGATACCTTTGACATGACTGGCCCAGATGACTTGGGCGGTGCAATCCGTCGCGAATGCCGTGGTCTTATCTTTGATCGTGATGGCAACTTAATGAGCCGTCCGTTCCACAAATTCTTCAACGTGAACGAGCGCGAAGAAACTCAGATGCACAAAATTGATCTGAGTGCGCCGCATGTTATTATGGAAAAACTCGATGGTAGCATGATTCGTCCGTTACTAGTTGACGGGCATTTGCGACTTGCTACCAAGATGGGGGTAACTGAAGTTGCTATGAATGCAGAAGTTTGGCTTGCTACTCAGGACCCTTGGAAAAAAGAGTGGCTGCTGGATAATGTATTGAGCGGCACTACTCCGCTTTTTGAATGGACCAGCCGTAAGAACCAAATTGTCATCGACTATGCTGTTGACGATCTTGTGTACCTAGGTAGTCGCAAGAACGAAACCGGTGAGTACTTCTTTGAAGATATGGCTCCGTTCACCCAAGTTCCTCGTTACGGTAGCGTATCAGGAAACCTTTCGGACTACATTGCTCGTGCTCGCGAACAGGAAGGTCGTGAAGGTGATATCATTCGCTTTGCTGATGGTCACATGTGCAAAATCAAGAACGATTGGTATGTGCGTATCCACAAGACTGTGGATCGTATTGTGTTTGATCGTAACATTGTGAACTTGATCCTCAACGAAGAAGTCGACGATGTGGTTCCGATGTTGCCCAAAGTGCAGGCAGATCGTGTGCGTGACTTTGAACGCAGATTTGCAGAACGTCTGCACGCCACTGTGGAAAAGTATGATCGTTACTGGAACACTGTGGTTGCGTCAGGGCTTGATCGCAAGCGTTATGCTCAGGAGTGGATGCCTACGATCAAGAACAACGATCCGTTTGCGGCTGCGTATGTGTTTGGTCGTTTTGGTGATCGTGACGGTCGTGCTATGATATTGGATCACATTGAAAAGTCAATCACTACCAACGTTCGATGGGACGAATGTGCAGCTTGGATGGGAATGTAAACACTTGAAAACGCAGGAAACTAAATTCTTGCGTTTTCTCTTAACTGTGTTATATTATTAGTATAAACCGATACACGGAGATATACAATGGGTATTGTTGATTCACTGAAATGGCTGTGGGATCCTCGCAGCGAAGAACAAAAACGCTACGACGAAGATCCTCTACAACGTTATACTCAAACTCTGCACATCTATATCAAAGATGTTCCAGACCCGTTTGTTCGTGTGTTGGATTATGAAGATACCAGATTCGGAAGTCTTGGTGTGTTTAGGGTTGATCTCGACTGGAATGTTCACGAATGGCTCAGCAATCGCGGCAGCAAAGGCGTAACAATCGACCAAGTTTGGTACGCACCTGATCAGATTGTGCGTATTGAAATTGGCGAACACACTGTGGAGTTGATCTAATGGAAGCACTGGCAATCCTTTTTGCAGGCTATGTAATTGCAGATGCTATCTTGTTTGTGAACGGGTACAAGAGTTGGAACTTTTTTGCAAGAACTGAACAGGAAAAGTCTGTTCGTCGTGCTTGGTTCAAACAGCGTGACATTGAATGGGATGAAAAGCAATGAAGCGTAAGTTTAGTCAACAGTTGATTTGGAAGGCACAGGAGTTTGCTCGTGCTGCTAAAGAGGAACTGGGAGAGGAACTAGGTGACGAGCGTGTATGTGCTATGTTTGACGCTTTTGATTCCAGTCTGCAACGACAGATGTTTATGGAACTGCTAATGGGCCATTCAGGTGGCACTATGCGTGTTCGTGCTGTGTGGCCGGATGGGAAGCAAAAGATCAATGCTATCAAAGCTGTTCGTACGGTGACACGATTTGGTCTCAAAGAAGCTAAGGATGTACTCGATACTGCTGACATTGGTGTTATTGATGGCAACTGGAGCACTGAAGATTATAACCAACTCAAACGTGAGTTGATCAACACAGGATACGAACTACTATGACTTATTGGGCTACACTTTGGTATGCTGGTGCAGTTGTTCTACAACTGGGCAGCGAAGGGCAAAACCTCAATGATTGTGAAATGCTCACAACTATGATGCTCACTGACATCAAGCAGAGTTATGCGGATCCTGTGTTGAAAGCACAGTTGGATTTGAGCATGTTTCCCACTGACGAGTTTGTTGCAACCTGTGAAACTGAACAACTGGCAACAGATGAGCTGTACGCAAAATGACCTTCGAAGAATGGTTTGAAGCGAATCGAGACGAACTTGCTACACTGTTGCGAAACGACGATGTAGAAGCACTTTACAAGGCTTGGTTAGCAGGTTATGAAGCAGGTTTAGATGAAATGGGCAAGTTTGCAAAAGAACTATGGAGTTTGAAATGACCTGGACACTGTTTTTGGATGACATTCGCTTTCCTGCTGATGTGCGTTACAACTACGGACCTTACAAAAACGTAGTGATCTGCCGCAGCATGGATGATGCTGTTTGGTGTGTGGAAAAGTATGGCTTGCCCACTATGATCAGTTTTGACCATGACTTGGCAGACGAACATTACGAAAAAGACACAGGCGAGAAAACTGGCTATACCTTTGCCAAATGGTTCTGTGACCACGTAATGGATAACAATCTGCGTTTGCCTGTGGGGTTTGGATATTTTGTCCATTCGATGAATCCCGTGGGAGCAGAGAACATTCGAATGTATATGGAAAACTTTTTGAAAGCATATGATCATGATTAAAAAAATTATTGAATTTCCTTACTTTGTTTTCTATGCTGCTGGTATGATTTTAGGTCCAGCATTGCCATATGTTATTGGTGCTATAGTTTTTGTGTTTGCTTTTGGAATCGTATTAGGAGTAATGCTATGACTGACTGGGAAACACTGTTGAAGCCTTGTGAATGTGAACCACGATACACCGTCGAACTGCAT